AGCAATTCAATAGACACCTTCTGGCTATCATTTTGCAGGATCAAGTTAAGGAGCTTGGTTTCGAGTCCGGTATTATTGGCATCGGTTGTATATAAACGCTTGACCGTTACGCCATCCGGAACCGTTCCATTGATCCAGAACCCCGAAGATTCTGCGTTGTGCCAAACGCTATCAACGATGTAAGGGTTCTTTTCAAACTCGTGTGCGCCTTCAATTATCCAGCCGACATGCTTTGATTCATTGATCATCGCAACCTCCTATTGCTCGCTCACTGGGAAGGCAGTGGCTACCTGTTGAATGGGGTGCAGATGCCCGGTGCTGATCTCCGGGTTTCGACTGTCCTGACCTTGATCAGAGCCTGAGCCGTGGTCGCCACGCTCCTGTCCGGCTGGATTCAATACCGGTATGGGTGCTGGTCAGTTATTGCCCGTCAGCCCGGGCATTCATCTGCAAAAATCGGGCGTTGCATGCGAAAGCCCGAGAACACCCGGGGCTTTCCAATTCCTATCTCTCGGAGTCAGAGGTTTTGGGCGGGACGCTAATCACCAGAATGATCGGGCCCCGCTGGTACATCGCCATCGCTCACGGTGGAAACGCTGTGGATCGGTTGGCAGGCCGCTTTCAGGAGGCGGTTCTGGCCGCGCATGGCTGAGCGCTGCGCCGATCAGGATGATTTGGAGCATGTGAGTCTCCGGTTGGTTAGTGATGCAGAGGCCGGAGCTGATCCCGGCACGACTATTAGCGGCCTTAGTGACACCGGAGTTTCACCGGGGCGAAGGTTTCAGCCGCTTATTCTTGGACTCGCCGTGGCCATCTGGGCGCTTACTCACTCTACTGGCCACGATTCCCGCGATCCCTCAGGTCTTACACTTGCGCATCAGCCTGCGCATTCATCTGCATCGGGGTGTAATCTGCCGTCCGGGGTAGCCTGTCCGGATTACTGGTCGAAACCTGCTAAATCACCCGCCTCCCCGCGAGAGGCATATGTCTTTAGGTGCAGGCAGATCACACTCCGATGCAGCCTCTTTCGAGGTGATCGGGCCAGATCACGCACCAGATCGTCGAGTCACACAGGCTTATCCGCGACGGCGGCACCCATGTGGTCGTTTCAACTGGCCGACGCTACAACCATGAAAGGACTGTCGTAACGCTCTGGCTGGTTCCGTTACCCACGGTTTCCTTGGGTGATGCAGGTGGGCGGTTATAGGCCGCAGTTTCGTCCGCATCGGTGAAGTGATCTACGCGGAAGGCAAGCCCCGCTTTGCGCCTCCGAGTGCGCCCCCTCAAGCCACGCTTCGGTGATTGCTCACTGCCTGGTCGTGGTCTCGCTTTCTTCCCGAGGTTGCGAACCCTCGTATCTCGGCTAGTTGCCAGCGCCTTAATGTCTGCTGGCGGTTCAGATCACTTCCCGATGCCACCTCAGACTGAGAGGTCGGCGATTCGAGCTTCTACAGCGGTTATTGCGCGCGGATCAGTTCGATCAAGTGCCACGTACCGGACCAGTAATTCTTTCAGCTTCTTAGCTTTCTCCTTGCGGTATGCCTGATGCGCCTCCTCTGGCGTATCGAAGATGCCAAATGTTCGAGACTTTCCGTTGCGGTTTATCGTGGCGGCGTAACGCCCGGTCAGATGCTTCGAAACGCCGAGCGGCCATGCGCCTCGTCGAGACTCTTGTTCGACCAGGGCTGAATTCAGCCAATTGGGAATGAAGATGCAGCGCTCTGGTGAGTACTGCTTATTGCCAGGGACTAGCAGATCCTTGTCGAGCTCATTGCCTTCCCAAGGCTGGTCAATCATCCATGACCTAAACTCACCAAACTCAAGCCATTGATCGACGACAAGGCAGCCGGCATAGCTTGGAAACCTTTGTTGGTAGCGCTCTGAGTAGCAGCGCATAAGCATTCCATGCCAGCGCCCGTAGATAGGGCAGTGCACTTTTTTCCCGTCGCGGTAGCTTCCTGTAGGCAAGCCAGCCGCCTTACGGCCGATGCCGTAAACCAGTTTCGTAGATGCCATGGGATATCTCGGTGGGATGTGGGGGCACTCTTGCGAATGCCGACGGCTTTTACGCTGCGAACAGCTCCTGCTGATGCGGTTCCGGTGTGCAGCGCTGTATCCCAGCGCGTACGGCCAACTCCAGCATTGCGGCGTCTTGTTCAAGCTCCGGGAATACCCCGGCGAACCCACTCACTGCATCGCGAATTGCTGTTGCTTCACGCTGCAAGGAGGGAATCACGATGCTGCGCATGTTGCCAACGGTGCGCACATCAAGGCTGCATTCCCGGCAAAGCCGGATGTAATCAAGCATGTACTTCGGCATCGCGTTATCTCCGATCAAGACCAAGCCACCATCAGCCCCACCACGAGGGCGTGCAGCGAAAGTATTGCTGTCAGCATCCCCCATGCTTGTGGGGGTGAGGGGAGGGTTGGCATTTCACTTCCTCGCGCGTTTCGCGACTTCGGTCTTGCGTTGCTGATGCACTTCCCAATCGGCCAGCGCTTTTGCGATTTCTTCTGGTGTCATGTTGGTTCTCCCTGGTATTTCCAAAGCACCCGACTGATCAGGTGCTTCAGTAAATCTGTGGGTCTTTCCGGGTTCCGTTACCTGCCACGGTTTCCTTGGCTGCCTTTCGGCTATCTCGTTGCACGTCTGCCGGGTATCCCCACCACTGCCCGTTGCCGCTACTGGCGTCACATCGGGTGGCTGCACAACTTCGCGTACTCCATTGGTGGAGTCCGGCAGGTTCCAGAGCCTGCATGGACGACGGTTTAGCTTGTCCTCACCCAGGTAATGGCCTGGGTACGTCGTTGAGTGCGTCAGATTGTGTAAAGAGCGTCAGGACTCTTCAGTCCCTGTCGCACCGTTGGTTTGTCGCTGCGATGGGTGAACATTACAACCTAAAGTTACAGTGCGCAACCCTCTGGTTGTAGATTTTTTCCATAAAAGTTGTCGGTCCATAAAAATCAGTAACTTGTGGTTGTTTTTAAGGGCAAAAAAAACCCGCATAAGGCGGGATATTTATGGATGGGAGGCTATGGCCGCCGGTAGTTATCTTCAATTGAATGGTCGTTCGGTTTCAGCCTGAAAGCATATGGATCATGCTTGTAAGCGGCGTGAGCGGCGGCGGCCAGGTTGATGGCGCAGAACGCCGCTAGTATCAGCCTTACCGTTTTATCTTTGCTCACGTAGGTGCAGTAGGCAAGGCCAGCTGCAAGGACGATGCATATATAGACCACTAGTGGAATCCTCCTGACCAGAAAACGCGGCCAAGGATGATCAGATTTTGCTCCAGGATCTGCGCTGATGTGTATTCCTCGTCGGGATGCTCGTCGCGGTTGAAGCTACGCAATCTAATCCCGCCACCAGGAATTCTGTAAACCTGCTTCACGCGGAGCTGTCCGTCATGATCAATCGCGTACATGTCGCCGTCGACTATTCGCGTCGTGCTGGCGTCTATAGCAACTGTTGCGCCGTTGCGTAGGACTGGCTCCATGCTGTTTCCGGTAACCGTTACGCATCGCGCACTGCCAGGGTCAACGCCCTGGTTGCGCAGGCTTATGCGCCCAAATCTCAACTTTCTATTTGAAGACTGCTCAACCACAGTCCGGCCGCTCCCTGCAGACAGCTCCACTTCCTTGAGGAAAGGCACGTACACCTCGTCGTCATCCAATGGGGTCTCATCATCCCATACATCAACCGGGCCAAGACTTTCGGCATTGGGTTCAACCGACTCTTTGCGGGCCTGCTCATCACCTGTAACCAGGAACCCGACAGTGGTCGATATCGCCAGCGCGATCTGATCAAGTCGGCGGCCGCGGGGCACAGACATTTCTGATTCCCACTTCTGGATTGCCTGCGGTGATAACTGCAAGCGTCTCGCGAGCTCTGACTGACTCAGCCCGGCCTGCTCTCGTTTCTGCGCAATGCGCCTTCCTAATGTGCTCATCCCGTAATCATGCAACCCAAGGTTGTAATCGTCACTGCGAATGTAAGTTGTAGTTTGCTCGCTCATGCGATAACCTCTGGTTGTAACTGTAACTTTGAGGTCCAAAAATGGACGATCTACCGATCTGCAAAGCAGCGAAAGCCGCTGGCGGCCAATCCGCCCTGGCTCGCCACCTCAAGGTCACGCCTCAAGCGGTGCAGAAAATGTGCGCCTCTGGGCGCGTGCCCGCCGAGCGAGTTCTCGAAATCGAAAAAGCTACTGGTGTATCCCGCCATGAGCTTCGGCCGGATCTGTATCCGACCGAATCCCTTTCTGCCGCCTAACCACTTCATCAGCCACAAAGGAGTTACAGCCATGGCCTACGACAAGCCAAAAGAGCACCGCCGCGACAAGCGCCACAAAGTCAGCCTCAACAGCACGCTGGAAAAGATCACAGCTCGTTCAGCAATCCGCGCCGAAAAGCAGCACGGAACATTCCTCTACCTGCTCGTTGAATGGGCCGTTGAAAACGGCGCAATCGAAGCACTGCTGAAGGACCGGAACGAGTCTAGCGCGGCCTAGTGGGCCAAAGGAGGGTCAAGTGCTCGAATACGAACGCCTGAGCCCTGCCACGCAAAAGAAGGTGGACGGGCTCATTGCTGCGAACGGCTGGACCTTTGAAAGGGCGATGGAAGAAATCGTCATCGAGGGGATTGCCATGGGCGGACTTACATCTGCCGGACGACCAAAAGCGAAGTTGGTGGACATCAACGGGCCACCGAAAGGACTGGGCCAAAAAGGTCCCACATCCGACCCGAATTAGCCCCGACAAATACTCGGGACGAAAAAAAGCCGGGGTAGTGACCCGGCCTTTTGAACAACAAATTGTGAGACGAATAATGAACGAATTAATCCCACCGATCAATACCCCAGCGAAAGACGCGCCACAAAACGCACATTCGCAGAACGTGGCGCGAGAAATCGCCGACCACCAATCAGCAGCCATGCTCGCCGCCAGGATGATCCGATTCCAGTACTCGACCGAGGCAAAGAATCGGTTTCGTCGTGAGTGCGTGAACAGCCTGAAGGCCTCTCTGGTGAGAGCGCGCGCATGAGCAATGTCATCTCAATTCGCAATACCGGCGGGTTCACCCGTATGGATAACGACCTCTACGAGGCCCTGATAGGGGCCGACCTGTCAGGGCGTGAGCTTCGTGTTGCCCTGGCAATTCATCGACTGACTGTTGGCTACAACCAGGAGGCTGTGAAGGTTGCGGCGCTGTACATCGCCAAGATGATGTATGGCACCGATGAACTGGCTGATAAGGAGCGTGCGAACGTTTCTCGGGCTATCAACGACCTGATCCGTCAGCGCGTCCTGTACCGCGACGGAGGAAGTCGCGACCCGATCAGTTTCCTACCGGCAAACGAGTGGAAACTTGAGCCAAAACGAACCGTGTTGAAATCTACACAGTGTGTAAAAAAGGCACCTGCCACTGTGTTGGAAATTACACACATAAAAGAAAGAAATACAAATCTAACTGCTAACGCAGTTGTCGCCGCTGACGCTTCGACCGATGCCGATGACCAGCATGAAGCGGAACAGCAAGACGCCTCGACCCCTGGTCAACCTGAAACAGCCAAAGCCGAGCGTATACCGTTCAGCCGCATCCAGGAACTGTACAACCGCATCTGCGGCGACAGGCTGCCTCAGTGCTTGAAGCTCAACGACAAGCGCAAGGCGAACATCCGCAAGTGCTGGAATCTGGACATCAACGGCGAGAAGCCATTCCGCAAAGGCGAGTTCTGGGAAGGCTACTTCAACGACTGCCTGACCAATCCACACTGGACCGGTGCCAACGACCGCGGCTGGCGTGCTCACCTTGAGTTCCTGACTCGCGAAGAGAACGTGCTGCGCGTTCTGGAGGGTGCGTGATGGAACGTCCTCTGATCGCAATTGAAGCCGAGCACGGCGTGCTGGGTGGCCTGATGCACGAACCATCGCTGTGTGAGGACGTCGGCGCATTCCTCGGTGCTGAGGATTTCGGCAATGAGTGCAACGGCGCGCTGTACGCCCTGATTCTGGGCTGCCACTCCAAGCAGGTTTCACCAGACCCCATTGCACTATCTGAGATCCGGGCAGAACTCCCCAACGGCGACAGCACCTTCGTGTATGCCGTCGAGATCATGCGCAATGTCTCGGGGTCGTCCAACGCCAAGCACTTTGCCAAGATCGTCCGTGAACGCTCCAAGGCTCGCCAGTTGTACCAGGCGGCCAACGAGATCATGACCATGGCCATGAGCGTGGGCAGCATTCCGGAACAGCTCTCGGCAGCCCAGGCCCTGATGATGGATCTGAGCGCCGAGGAAGAGACGCCGGATGTGGTGACCATGAAACAGGCCTTGGGCCCGGTCTTCGACGACATGGAAGAGCGCCGCGCCGGAACACAGGTCATGGGTGAAGACTTCGGCCTGGCCGATCTGGATAAGGTCGTTAAAACGCTGCGCCCTGGCAATCTCGTGATCATTGCCGGGCGTCCCGGTACCGGCAAGACCGTACTGGGCACCGGGATTGCTGATCGAGTGGCCATCAAGGGCGGTTCATCTCTGATCTTCTCTCTGGAGATGCCGATCAAGGAGCTGGCCAAGCGGTCGCTGTCGGCGCAGTCCGGCGTAAGCCAGGAGCTGATCGAAAACGGTTTGGCATTGGAGGACGACGGCGCAAGCGCGCGGCTGACTGTCGCCGTTGCGAAGCTGGCCGGGGCTGACGTCAGGATCTGCGACAAGGGCGCTCTTACGTTCGCCCGCATTTGCAGCATTGCTCGCTTTCAGCACCGGGCGAAGAAGCTCAGCCTGATCGTGGTCGATTACCTAAGCCTGATTGCCACCGACCCCAGCAGCAAGCTCCAAAACCGGAACCTAGAACTAGGCTCATACACCCGAGGCTTCAAGGCGCTCGCGAAAGAGCTGGGTATCCCTGTTGTCGTCCTGGCCCAGCTGAACCGCAGCATTGAAAACCGAGCTGATCCCCGTCCCAAGATGAGCGATTTGCGTGACTCGGGCGAGATCGAGCAGGACGCTGACGTCATCATCATGGCTCATCGTGACAACAGTCCTGATCGCGGAGGTCGAGGGATTACAGATGTCGACGTGGTGAAGGTCCGCCACGCGCACCCAGGCGACTGCGTTCTCCAGTTCCAGGGTGAATACGCCCGATTCGTCAATGCTGACCAATCAGCCTATGCCCGTCCAGAGACTCAGCAGGCACCGCAAGAAAGGCCGTCGGCCCGCAGCATGATGCGAGGTGTCCGCTCATGAATCAGACCATCTTCCGCCAAGACGGCTACCACATGCGCTCTCACTCAGAAACCCGGTGGGCCGGGATGATGGATGCGCTGCGCATTGACTGGCATTACGAACCTCGTCTGGTGAATACCCGCCATGGCTACTACCTACCTGACTTCTATCTGCCGAAGGCTGGGATCTTTGTCGAAGTGAAGGGGCCGCGCCCGACGCAGATCGAGATTGAAAAGGCCACCGACGCAGGAATCTCCACCGGTAAGCCTGTGGTGATTGTCTGCGGAGATATGAACCTTTGTTATCCAGGCGTCGGTGGTGGAGAAATATTCGTCTGCTGCAAGCGCGGCGCCATCCCTTACAGCACCTTTGAGTTCCACCAGGTGATCTTGGCGGGACTCGGCGATGACTCCTACAAGCGCTACTTGCGCGCCGGCATGAAGAAATCGCACCCGGGCGGAATGATGGTCGCTGACCTTATGGATGAATACCTGATGAGCCTGATGGGGCGCAGTGATCAGGAGCGTTTTTTGGCATCCATCGCTAAACCGCTCAACGAGGAAAAGACCGCTCGCCACTCCCAGGTCAGTCCCGCCGAGTGGGCGCTGATCAAGTTCTTTGAAGTCATCCGGGAAAAGGAGGCAGCAGCATGACCAACCGAATCTGGATCGTCCTGACCATCATCGTCGTGGTAGCCGGTTACGGCTTTCACCACAAAGTTCAGCGGGTGACTGCGCCTGTGAACGTAGCGGGGATTTTCAGATGACTAGTCGCGAAGAGTTTGAGGCGTGGGTGGCGCAACGCGGTTTCACATCTGAACAAACAAACGGTTTTTACGATGAGCCGCGCGTGCATGACTGGTGGTCGGCATGGCAAGCCTCCCGCGCTGAGCTGGTGATTGAGCTGCCACCAACACCGCCAGTTCCAGAAGATCCGGAGGAAGCCGTCGACGACAGTCATATGGACGCTTATCACTCAGCAGTCGGTATGCGTCACGCCTGCTTGAAGTTCATCGAAGCCGCTGGCGTGAAGGTGAAGCCATGAGCCTAGCAGACTGCGCTTTGTGCCGAGCTATCGGTGAGACGTGCATGGACTGTGAGCCCGAGTTCGATATGCCGCCTCAGGCTGGGCACGCCGTACCGCAATGGTTGCGCGACCAATTCAGCACCATCGAAGACAACGCCATGCGAATGGGCGGCTGTGCAGTATTTACCCAGATGCGCACGAAGGTTCAGGCCTACTTCGAGATGCTGCGAGCAGACTTGTCGTACTCGGTTGTTTTAGTCGAGCGGAATAAGCTCAAGGCAGACAACACCGACCTACACGCCACCCTTCAGGCTGCTAAGGGGGAGATTGAAAGGCTCAAGGCTGAGAACGAGTCACTGCGCAAGGATGCGGAGCGATATCGTTGGTTCCGCGCCCAACACTGGGATAGCTCGGCAATCTGTGCCGTCGTAGATCCGAAGACGTCCACGAAGCTTGGCGCTTACTGCCCAAGTGCCGATTTGCTCGACAGTGCAATCGACACGGCGATCTCACTGGGCATGGAGGCTCGGCCATGACTGAAGTCCTCATGCGCAGCCGCGACGACACCAGCCGTCTCATGGGCATCCTCCACGCCACCGACTTCACCAAGCCAAAGCTCATCGTCATCAAGGAACCTGACCGCAACGGGGAGCAGAACAAGAAGCTCCACGCCATGCTGGCCGACATCTCCCGTCAGGTGGAGCACGCCGGTCGCAAATGGGACGTGACGGTATGGAAGCGTCTCTGCACTGCGGCCTGGCTTCGTGAGAGCGGCGAGACCATCCAGATGATCCCAGCTATCGACGGGAAGGGCATCGACGTCCTGTACGAGCGCACCAGCAAGCTGAGCGTGAGCAAGTGCGCAGAGTTGATCGAATGGGTATCTGCGTTTGGCGCCGAGCACCAGGTGCGGTGGACGCAGAAGGATCTGTGGGAGGGCCGCTATGACTGAGTTCGCAAAGGGACTCATGCGGGTCGCGCGCTGCTTCGTCACACTCATCGAGGCTGGGTATCAGCACCACCAGGTGGAATTCAAGTTCGGAGGTGAGCTGTGATCGGACAGGCAGTTAAGAAGTCGCCGCCGGCACGCAAGCAGAAGACCTGCGCCAATCCGGAATGCGCCACCAAGTTCTTGCCGGCCAAGCTGGGGCAGAAGGTTTGCGGCTGGGCGTGCGGCCTGGCCATCGCTCCGGCGAATCAGGACAAGGTCCGCAAGGCGCTGGCTCAGATCGAGCGAAAGGAGGTACGGGCGCGCAAGGAGAAGCTGAAGAGCAGGGCGGATCACCTCAAGGACACGCAACACGCTTTCAATGCCTGGATTCGTGAGCGTGATGCCGGACAGCCCTGCATCAGTTGCGGCACCACGGCGGATGTCCAGTACTGCGCCGGCCACTATCGGACGACAGCGGCAGCACCTGAGCTCAGATTCGAGCCGCTCAACGTACACCTGCAATGCAATCGCAACTGCAACATGGGCAAGTCCGGGAACCTGCTGGGGTATCGGCCACGCCTGATAGAGAAGATTGGATTGGAAGCGGTTGAGTGGCTTGAGGGGCTGCATGAGCCGAAGAGGTACACGATTGATGAGTTGAAGGCGCTGACGGCGCTGTATCGGGCGAAGACCAGAGCATTGAAACGGGGAGAGGCGGCATGAGACAACTTGATACGTATCACCTGCTGACCCAATGGGGTATCTGGTTGCGCTACGGCGACGGGATTCCCCGCTACGTGTCCCCTCACTTTGCTCTGATGCGTGACAACATTGAGCAGCACTCAACCGCGCCAGTGGCCACGATCAGTGAAGATCTCTGCATGATGATGGATGGAATCGTCGCCAGGCTGAAATTGCGCAACGAGCAAATGGGTATGTCCCTGATCTACCGGTACGCTTGGGGAATAAGCTTTAGCGCTATCGGGAAGAACTTGGACATATCCAAGCCTAGAGCCGAATCTCTGGTGAAGTCGGGTGAGATTTGGGTTGAGGCAATAATCGACGACCGGCTGGCAACAGCTGCTTGAAACGTCCGGACGTTTGATATAGATTCGCCATCAGTGTGCGGTTTTACCGCTTCAGAACAGCCCGGCCAATGCGTCGGGCTTTTTTATGCCTGCAATTTGGACCGTTCAATGACCGACGTATCTCGCATCGCTGACAGTACGGCGTTCAAGGTCTTCATGCCTCTGTTGCAAAATCTGCTGTCTGCGGCTGCGATTGGAGCGTTCGTCTACGTCCTTGGCGCGCTTGGCACGCTGCAAACCACGCTGAACAACTACCAGACCAGTCAAGCTCTGCTTGCCGCCCGTGTCGACTCTCTGGAGCGCACCCGCGAATCGAGTGACAAGTTCATCGATGCGCTACGTACCTCTGACCAGCGTCAGGACTTCCAGCTCAACTCGATCACTGAAATTCTGAAAAGCGTGGGCCGCCCCCGGTGAAATTCCTTCTCCTGGTAGCGCTCTTGCTCGCTGGCTGCATGCCACGAGAAGCCATCCAGCGAGACCGGCCCGTGCAACACACCACAGTCAACCGTTACACCTCAGCCCCAAGCGAGTGTCCAAAGCCAGCTGCATCCAAAGATGCCGAACTGCGCCGCGTGACGGCCAGCCGTGACGACTGGAAACGCTACGCCGAAAGCCTCGAAAAACTTCTACCCTCGGACGCCGACCATGCGCCTCATCCCTGAATGGCGAAAGGCGTGGCGGTTTTCGAGTGTGCAAGCGCTGTTCCTGCTCCAGTTTCTGCCCGACACCGTACAACTGTTCATGCACTACGACCCGACTACCACTGACCTGATCATCTACCGCACTGCATTGGTGATCGCACTGGTTGCCCGCATGGTCTACCAGCCAAAAGCGAGAGACGCCGATGCCTAACCGCAATCAGAAGGTCGGTGGTGCGCTCGTTGGTGCTGCCCTGACCGCAGCCATTGCATTGGTAGCGCCATGGGAGGGGAAGTCGAACAGGACATACCTCGACATCGTTGATATCCCAACCATCTGCTACGGCCACACCGGGTCAGATGTGAGATTGGGCCAGACGCTGACCGATGAGCAGTGCAACAAGCTGCTCGGTGCCGACCTGCAGGAAGCGAACAACGCCGTTTCGCGATGCATCAAGGTCCCGCTCAAGGATAACGAGCGCGCCGCCTTCGTCAGTTTCACCTACAACCTGGGCGCTGGAGCATTCTGCAATTCCACTCTGGCCGCCAAAGTGAACGCTGGCGACATCGCTGGCGGTTGCCGTGAGATGGACAAGTGGGTCAATGCAGGTGGTAAGCGTGTTCAAGGCCTGGTCAATCGCCGGGCCGCCGAGCGCAATGTCTGCCTCGGCGGGGCGCAATGAACTGGCTGATCGGTGTCGTCATTGCACTGGTCATCGCATGCGGGATGCAGACCTATCGCCTGCAGACCATGAAGACCGCTCACGCCGAATACGTGGCCGACATCGAAGGCCAGGCCAGAAAGGCCAGCGAGAAAGCACGCGAAGCCGACCAGAAACGCCAACAGTCCATTGATCAGGTCCGCACCGATGCAGCCAATCAGAAAGCACAAGACGACGCTCACGCTGCTGAGCTTACTGCTACTGGTGACAGCCTGCGCCAACAGACAGCCAAGCTGCTCGCCGACCGCGCCACCCTCAATTCCATCCTTGCCGCAAGAGGCAAGACAATCAACGACCTTACCGATCTGCTCGCCCAGTTGCGCACAGAAGCTGACAACCATGCGGGCGAACTGGCGACAGCGCTTGACGCAAGTCGTCGGGCCGGATTCGCCTGTGAGCGATCGTACGACGCACTGAGGCTGCAATGACCGAGAAGACAGCACCTGACTGGGAGCGCATCGAGCACCTGTATCGTGCTGGCCTGCTGTCCATTCGAGAGATCGCCGCGGCCTGTGGCGTATCACACACCGCTATCAACAAGCGCGCCAAGGCTCACAGCTGGGAGCGAGACCTCTCGGCCAAGATCCAGGCCAAGGCCGATTCGCTGGTTTCCAAGGCAGAGGTTTCCAAACAGGTTTCCACTGAACAGTTGGCAACCGAGCGTGGAATCGTCGAGGCGAATGCGCAGGTCATTGCGGATATACGAATTGCTCATCGAGCGGATATCGGACGCTCTCGCAGGCTAGCAACGAAACTTCTTGATGAACTGGAAGGCCTGACCGACGAGCAGGGGACGCTGAAGGAGCTGATCGCTCAGCTCAAGGATAGCGAGGACGTCGACACGTCAATGCTCGAACTCGCAAGCAAGATGGCCAGCCTCCCGTCTCGCACCAAGACCATGAAAGAACTTGCCGAAACCCTGAAGAACCTCATCGCCCTGGAGCGCCAGGCCTACGACGTCGGCGCCGAGCAGCCATCGGACGACCGCAGCAAACTGACGGAAGAAGAACTTGATCGCCGAATCGCCAAGCTCTCAGGTCAGCAAGGCTGAGAAACTTGAGCTGCTGGCGCTGCTGGAAGAGAAAGCGCGTCGGGATGCTCAGAGGCGCCATCTGCTCCAGTTCGAAACCCTGTATGAGTGGCAACGCAAGTTCGTAAAGGCTACGGCTGACAACACGTCGTGCATGCTCATGGCGGCAAACCGGGTAGGCAAGACCCGCACCGGGTTGACGATCGATGCCATGCACCTGCTGGGTGACTACCCGGACGACTGGGAAGGGCACAAGTTCGATCATGCGCCGATGTGCTGGCTGCTCGGCTTCTCGATGGAGAAGACGCGCGACCTGCTGCAGACGCCGCTGTTCGGCACGCTGGAAGGCGGCAAGTGGACTGGCGGCCTGATCCCGGCTGATCGCATCGTTGCTCACCTGTCAGCCACTGGCACATCGGGCGCCATGCGTCAGATTACGGTCAGGCACAAGACTGGCAGCATCGCAACGGTTCAGTTCTGGTCCTACAGCCAGGGCCAACACGCGATCATGGGT